GTCTGAGGCTCTGGCGAAAATTCCATTTCTAGTGCAATAGTCTCCTTGTTGCGTTCTTTGAAAAACGCGACAAACTTGTCGTTGAGCCAACCTGTACCAAAAGCTACCAGTTGACAGCCAACTGCATCTAGGGAATCATTTCCCCATTTGCAGGTTGCAAAGTCTCGAACTCTGACCCCTCTGTACATGAACTCAACTTCTCTTTGCACAGCCTTCGCTTCAAGGTGAACTGAAAAGTTAAAACTCATCGGAGCTTGATAGATCTTTCCATCAAAAATGCGTGTCAGAGGCAGGCCACCAGGTGCCTTAAAACTAATGCCTTTATAACGCGCTAGCCTCTCAAGCTCCGATTCTTTGAGTTCGAACTCCTTCGAAGGCAGGCTGGCAATCGACAACTCTTCTTCTGACGCCGGCACGCCATGGGACACTTTCGAAAATCGCACTGCACGAATCCGCGACAAACTTGGCATAGCAACATGGGCAGACATACCCATCTTAGTAGGCTGCTGATCTTTCTTTCGATGTCGCTCTACGTGTACTTTAATTCGAGGAGGTGCAATGCATTTCACAATCTCATCTGGTACATCTGGCTTTTCTTCATTCAGTAACTGCAAAGTGCGTGCAGTGGCAGCGCGTCTTTTTGTGAAATGTATTGGCTGGATATAGCGAGGGTTTAGACGCGATGCAACTTTCCTGGCTGAACCTATACTCTCTGCAATCCTCTTGAAGCGATGCAGTGTGTCCGGAATCCGAGGTAACGGTTTCGAGGCGCGCTGAGCCTGCTTCTCTTGTTCAGCAAAAATGTGACAGGCACTTGTGATTGCTAGCATGCCGCTTGCTACATCATTGCGAACATCTGGTTCAAGAGCCCACCACATGGCGTTTAGCGCTCGTTGAGATCGTGGGAAGAACCCAGAAATCAACTCCTTCATGCTAGTTGGTACCACTCGATTCGCTACTAGTGTGTCCCATTCATCTTCTTTGATGAACCATTTCTGTTTCACCATTTCGAGGTTCCCAAAAAGAGAGCTCTCAGCCAAGTCAGGTGAATCCCCCCAGAAGAGTACTGAACGAGCGTTGCCCACAGCCGTGATGATGTCAGTCATAGGCGTTGTGCCGTAGAGAGGTTGATGCGTCAATGCAGCATGAATCGGACCTTGAGGAACCATACCATCCTTAGTGACCACAATGTTGTTGAATTCTGCCAAATTTGTAGAAAGAATCGGCTTTGTCTTGTTTTCCTTCATCATACACATCCCAAGCATGTCATTCGGAATGTGGACAGCAACGTTTGTGACTTGTTTGACATCATAGTCTCGACTGTAGTCCACAACTTTGACCACGTCGTCCGACGTCGTCGCACAGGTTGTTAGAAGTCTTTCTTCGGTGATCACACGAACGGTTTCAGCCAAACCCGTGACGCATACAGTGTTTATCAATCCTCCTGTGTTGGCATAAATACCCTGCATCATGTGAATGTTTACGTATAACGCGGGCACATAAACCTTGGTCTTCTGCTCTGAACGCATAACAACGTGATGTTGCAACCCTTCCAGCATGGACATTTCGTTAAACTTCGTGGGAAAGATAACTTCACGCGTTGTATTTGTCAAAAGCACACTGCCAGCTGCAGCGAGTCCTGTGGACCCGTAAGCTTGAGATGTTGCTAAGACGCCTAAGGCCATGAGTTCGGGGTGCATGAATCCGCAAAAATTGGATCTGTCTTCAGACGATGCGATTGAGCGGCCGCGCCTTAGTGATCGAACGCAAAAGTCTACAACCTTTGAGTATTTTTCTGGGTCTGTCATCATGTCCTCACTGGTTGAATTGTTGTACAACGAGACAAGGCTTTCAGTAAAATATTGGAAAGGGCGCGATCGCACATCCATGATCGAGATGTCGCGATCTGCTGACTTCGCATCTTTCATATGCATGGCGAAGCTGTTCGGCATTTTCCCCTTCTCGAGCTGCGTGCACAAAAGTTCGTAAAACCCATGTCCAACTCCGAGACGCGAAACTTCGGATGCAAGCAACTCTCTCACTCTGCCTGTTTTAACAGAATCTTCACGAACCATAGAATGGTGATCAGTCATCAGCGGCCACAATGCAACCTTCTGCGAACCGCGCATCGGAGCAAGTTTGTCATGACCAGCGGCCGACAGTTCAAGTAAGGCAACAAACATCACAAGATTCAGAGTAATGCATCCCGGGTCTTGATCCATGAATTCGTTGAATTCATCCTGGTTTATGCCTCGTTGTGCAATGTTTTCAAACAACGCGAGTTGCGAATTCAAATACGACATCCGTTTATCCTGTGTCTCGATTTCCATGCGGTGATTCTCGACTAACTTTCTCATGCAGTCGTTGTCATGATTCGCTTGGCGAACATGCCAGTTCATGCCTTGCGGTATGTCCTTCTCTAAACTCATCAGCGAGACGGGTAATCGCAGCAACGGTGTGCTGGTGTACGGGACATGTTCATGTTCGTCTATATAACGAATGATAAGCCGGATGTACAAGTAGTCAGGAAACCGCAGTTTCTGCACGTGTGTCAGACCCTTTTCAAACAGAGTCTGCAAATCGCCACTTTGGCTCATGTGACAACACACAGTGAACCGCGAAGTACCTGCAATTACTGATGTCCTCCAAGTTGAATCAGCCCAACACATCAAGATGGTCGCAAGTTTGTTTTCTTGCTCCCGTATTTCGTTTGTCGGAACAAGAGGCACCACTGCAGCATGCATTGACAAGAACTTATAGGGCAGTGTGGATGCAAAATGGATGTCATTCCGTGATACTTTGAAACAAGGACTTCGCCAATAATGAACAGGTTTCTCGACTTCTTCCCACTTGCCTATGTACATTGGATCTTGGGGTTGGTCAAACATGTAGTAGCAAACCAGCCACGTGAGGCTGGCCTTGTTGTTTCGCGACCAAGCAATGCCAACTCGCGAGTATTTTGAATAGTAACAGCCGCGTTTGCTGACGATCTTGGGATAAAGTTCAGACATGAGGTATGCGTATTGAAAAGCACTGTAGTTGAGGAAATGTTGAAGCTTAGCCTCATGAACAGAACTCTCTTCCATGCTGCGGTCAACCGTGTTCCCAATGCGATTCCACAGTAACGCAGTCGGATCTGAGCGGATATCATTGACATGGAAAGTGCTTGCACCTTCTCGATATGCATTGACATCAACACGCAGTCCTGTACGCTGGTTCAGTTCAACGACAGATTGGAACCGTCTTTCTTTTGGACACAACACGCGAAAAGGACTTGGCACCTTGCCCTCCTTGCTCGTCTTCTCAATGAACTCCCAAAAGGGTCGTGTGTCGAGAGGCTGCGGATCGGGTCGGGAATACGTATTTCGCTGATCTGCAACTCTTTGCCCGAACCAATGAAGCCACATGTCTTTTATCCCTTTCCTTTGATGATCCGTCATGGTCGTGACGCAGTCAGCTAGGCTTCGCACGATATTTGAATATGGACTTTTTCTCGTATCCAGTCGTGAATTCAAGTACATCCGTGGATCAGCCGAATCCTCACCAACTGACAGGGTCCAATACTTTGAGTTGCAAGCGTCAGGAACAGAAGCTGAGATCATGAGGTATTTTCCAACAAGCCAATCGCAGTGTGTCAGCTTCTGGTCATAGTTATCGGAACCAACTTCTATGAGGACCTGGTTAACGGCAACATCGCCTCCTTCGTCAGGTTCAAGAACACCTCTCATGGACCTAGCAAGCCCCATGCATGTGGCGAGGTGCAAGAACATGGAAAACCCTAAACCTGTACCTTTGTTTGCGACCTCTCCGTTGTAAGCATTGGCCCGTTCCCATATTGCTTTGGAAGAAAACCGAACATTTCGGTTAGTATTGCGTCGACAAACACCCACTAAAACTGCATCACCGTTCGAATGATACCACAACTGCGACCCGTGCTCTCGAATTTCGCCTTTCCTACCAATGAAACGGTTCACTCGAGGTGCTTTCCGTTTCCTCCGGCCTGGTGGCACATGCCCTATGGGCGGGACAACAGTGCTCAGAACATTACTGTCAGTGGCACGCTTCGGCTTCATAAAAATGTCCAGAAGAGATCCCATGGTCGTCAAATCGTCGCCAAACAAATGTTGCGG